TTCAAGACGGCCGCTTCGGCGACGGCCGTGGGGCCGTACACCGCACAAGGGACCGCGACAGGCACTCTGACAATCACTCCCCACGGCAATGCGATCCTCGCGGCGTTCCAGCCCGAGATCGTCTTCCCGACCAACTTCGGTTCGATGACGATCGATGTGAGCGGTCACCTGACCCTGACGACCGCCGAGCACACCCTCATCAGCGGCACCGATGTGCCCACGGCACTCACGGCGCAGGGCTATACCACGGCCAGGGCGCCGAAGCTCGACGACCTCGACGCGACGGTAAGCAGCCGCCTGGCCGCGAGCGGTTACACCGCGCCCCCCTCGGCCGCGGCGAACGCGACGGCGGTGTGGACCGACCTTCTCGCCGGCTCCGACTTCTCGACGGCCCTATCGGTCGGCGCTTTGGTCAAGGCGAATACGGTCGTGCTGGCGGCCAACGGGCTGGACGGGATCGCGGTGGAGGCCGGGCTCAATCCGCGGCAATTCATGTCTCTTGCCGGCGCAACGCTCTTGGGGCTCTGCTCGGGAGCCGGCACGGGGACCGACAGTTTCAAGGGAGCGGGAGTCAGTATCGTGCGAGTCGTGGCGACCGTCGATGCGAACGGCAACCGGTCTTCGGTCACACTCACGCCGCCCGCTTGATCCATGTTCCCCCCAACGTATTTTTCTCCGAGTTACTTCCCGTCGAGCTACTTCCCCGGCGGGGGAACGAGCCCGCCCTCGGATGCGATCGCGTATTTCCCGCCGAGCTACTTCGCGCCGAGCTACTTCGCGCCCAGCTACTTCCCCTCGGCACCGCCCTCGATCACAACGACGCTCGACTTCCGGGCGAGCCTGGTGGCGCAGCTCAAAACCTACGTCGCCCTTGCCGCGGTCATCAACGGCCGGATCTTCCCGGGCGTGGTGCCTCAGGACGTCGACCTTGGGACCTCGCCATCTCTGACCTTCCAGGTGATCACGATCCCTCGAGCGAAGACCCTCGACGGCCCCGGGGGCATTGCCGACGCGACCGTGCAAATCGGGATCAGCTCGAAGATCTTCTCCGACTGCGTGGCCGGCGTCCAAGCGCTCTGGCCTCAAGGGCAGAGCGGAGGGCTCAAGAACTTCAAGGGGCCGCTCGGCGGGGGAGTCATCGTGGTCGAAACGCAGCTCGAAGACGAGCGCGAGCACTACGACCAACCCGACGACGGCTCCGACTTCGGGACTTATCAGATCCAACAGGACTACAAGTTTCGCTTCCGCGAATGACCCTTGATAAGAAAGCCAAAGCATGAGCCATCCCGCAATTGTTCCCGGTCTAGGGACACTCCTCAAGCTCTCGATTAGCTCGGTCCTGACCACGATCGCCCAGCGCGTCACGATCAAAGGGCCGAGCATGTCGGTCGGACTCGCCCCGACCACGAACCTCGACAGCGCCTCGGTTACCGATCGGCCCACGCTGCCTGATGGTGGAACGCTCGATTTCACTGCGTTCTACGATCCTCAGGACCCGACGCACCTCGCGATTTACGCGCTGATCGCGACGCCGGCGATCGCGAGCTGGTCGCTCGTGTTCGCCGACGTCGGCGCCACGACGCTTCCCTTCTCGGGGGTCCTTACCAAGTTCGAGCCCAATGGTATGGAAGCGGATGGCAACCTCGGCTTCGATGCCTCGATCAAGATCAACGGCGTCCCGGTCCACACGCCCTAACCTTCACGACCTGGCCGGCGCAGATCTGCGCCGGCCAGGGCCCCAGAATTCCCTCCGGAGAATTGCTTTCAATGGTTCTTACCCGTGATCAGATTCTCGGCGCCGACGACCTGAAAAAAGAAGAGGTCCAATGTCCCGACTGGAATGGGTCGGTCTTCGTGCGGACCCTCACCGGCCTCGAGCGCGACCGCTTCGAGCAGAGCTACGATGTGAAAAACCCCAACGGCGTGCGCGCCCAGATCGCATCGGCCACGGTCTGCGACGAAGCGGGCAACCTTCTTTTCACTCCCGCCGACATCGCCCTGCTGGCGGCCAAGAGCTGCCGTCCGCTCGATCGCATCTTCGACGTCGCCACCCGCCTCAATAAGTGGACCAAGGCCGATATCGACGAGCTGGAAAAAAATTCCTCAGCCAGCCCCTACACCGCTTCACCTATCAGCTAGCGCGGGACCTGGGAATGCTCCGGGAAGAGATGCTCGCCCGGATGACGTCTCCCCAGTTGAGTGAGTGGCTGGCCTATTACAGTCTTGAGCCGGGCGAAAACGGCTATCTCCAGGCTGCGACCGTGGCCGCGAGCGTCGCGAACTTCTCAGGATTCGCCAAGCGCTTGTACTGCCCGGCCGACTTCATGCCCAAACCGCAAACCCAAGAGCCCGAGATCCAGTCTCCCGAAGAGGGAATGCGCCGCGCCTCGGCGATCTTCTCTCTCGTGAAAGCGCAAGGCGTCACTCCCTAAATGGCCGTCATCGGCAACCTTGTCATCGGCGCGAGCGTGAACCTCGGCCCATTCATCCAAGGCTTGAAAAAGGCCGAGGATGCGATGGGCCGGCTCGGTTCCGTGGCCAGGGGAATCGGCGGCGCTTTCAACGGGCTGGTCGGCGTCAAGTCGGTCATCGCCGGTATCGTCGCCGGAGCCGCGGTGCACACCGTGGCCGACTTTTTCAAAGACTCGGCCTTGGCCGCCTCGGCGATGAACGAGCAATCGTCCAAGGTCGGCGTCGTCTTCAAAGACTCGGCCGGAGTCGTGACCGCGGCGGCGAAGGAAATGGCCGATGCGTTTGGTTACCCGAAGAGGGAATTCTTGGAGGGCGCCTCCTCGATCGGTCTGCTCGCCAAGGCGGCCAAACTCAGCGAGGCCGAGGCCGGCAGGATGGGCGTTCAGTTCGCCAAGCTCGGCGCCGATGCGAGCTCCTTCTACGACGTCCCGGTCGCTGATGCGTTGACGGCGATCCGTAGCGGCCTCGTGGGCGAAGCGGAGCCGATGCGTCGCTTCGGAGTGCTGTTGATTGATGAGGCGGTGAAGGCCGAGGCGCTGAAGCTGGGGCTTGCGAAGGTCGGTCAGGAGATCAGTCAAGGGGCCAAGGTCCAGGCCCGGGCGTCGTTGATCGCCAAGGGGCTCGTCGACGCCCAAGGCGACCTCGCGCGCACCGCCGGCTCGGCGGCCAATCAGATCCGGAGCATCTGGGGCCGCATCGAAAACCTGCAAGCCGACCTCGGCGCAGCGTTCCAGCCGATCACCGACGCCGTCCTCACCTTGGTGAACGTCGGATTCAAAGAGCTCTCCACCAGCGTCGACGAGAACCGAATGTCATTGCTGGAATGGGCGACCGATGCGTCGAGTGCGGGCGGCCAGGTCTTCGAAATGTTCGAGCAAATGGGCCAAGCGGTCGGGGGCATTGCCGACGCCTTCCAGGTCCTGTCGGCGCTCACAACCACTTTCTTTACCGAGGCCAAGAAAACTTTCGAGTTCATCATCAACGCTCCGGAGAACATCGACCGTGCCGTCGCCGGAATGGTGATGGGCAAAAACTCCTACTGGGTTGCCAGGGACGCGGCCAAGAAAAAGGCCGACGAAGACGCCGCGGCCAACCCGGATAAGGAGCAGAAACCGCCGTTCTGGGCGTCGGAGAAAGTCACTGGATTCTTCAAGACGGTCCGCGAGAAGGCGGAAGCGATCCGCACGGCAGCGCTGAACGCCGCGCCCTCCGTCGACGGCCTGGGCAAGGCGCTCGACGGTGCCGGCCAGCAAGCGGCCATGGCCACCGAGAAGGTGATGACGCTCGAGGCCGATCTCAGGGCCAACATCGCCACGTTCGGAAAGGCCGCGGACGCCGTCTCGGTCTACAAACTGAAGATGGCCGGCGCCAACGACGAGCAGCTCAAGAACGTCGTTGCCCTGGCCACTCAGCACACCGCCTTGCTCACCATGGCCGACGCGATGACGCCTGTGGATAAGTTCACGAAGAAGATGGGCGAGATCCGGAAGCTGGCCGAGGAAGGCGCTCTCTCGCAAAAGGACTTCGCCAAGGCCGCTCGCCACGCGCAAGAGGAAGTGGCCAAGTCCACGGTCGATAGCCTGCTCACTCCGATGGAGCACTATCAGCAAAAAATCATCGACCTCAAGAAGCTGCTCGACGCCGGGGCGATCTCGCAACTCGCCTTCGACCGCGGCACCAAGGCCGCGGCCCGCGAACGCGACGCCGGCTCTGAGACCAAGCTCGCCGGCGCAATGAAGATGGGATCGACCGAAGCGAGGTCGACCATCCTCAACTTCGAGCGACGCTCTTCGGGCGACACACAGCAGGACCTGGCCAAGATTTCGCGCGAGCAGCTCAACGTCCAGAACCGAATGCTTCAAGCGATCAACCGCCTCGGCAACGGCGTCAACGGCGCCCCCGCCAACGCCTTCCCGCCGCAGTTCAATTTCTGAAGCGATAGATTCAAAACTTGCAACGACGTCGGGGTTGAAATGGGGTCTGGATCCGAGTCCGCGAGGTTCCTGACCCCCTTCGGTTTCGACCCCGGTTCCCCCCTTACACCCAGGTCCAGTCTCGATGGCCGTCATCTCCATCACGGAGCTCTACAACAGGTCCTTCAAGATGGACCAGTTGTGGAAGCGTACGTATAAGCGCACCTTCCGCGT